TTGTATTTAAATATTTCTCTATCCCAAGTTCCAGGAAATCTTTTCTTTGTGTATACACCAAAGTTATACATCGCATTGTTTCTTTGGCCGTTTGGTATTCCTTGTTTTGCGATCGTAACCAAACAAGGTGGTGCACCTTCTAATAAGTTGTCAAGAACTTTTTCTTCTTTTATAGATAATTTAGACAGTTGATCTTCTGTTAATTTTACTTTACTATGCGCTTCAAAAAATTGAATTAGATCCATAGCTGATCCATCATCTTTAATTCCATATCTCATAGATAGTAAAGCGTTGTGATAAGGTAAATTTAAAAAACTACCTGTACCACCTTTATTCATATCTACTTTGTTTTGTTTAGGAAATATCTCTGCATTAGCATAACCTAGTTTGGCTGCCATATCCTTTAGTTTTGATCTAAATAATGCTGCAGGTACAAAATTATCTGTAAATAAAAACACGTGAGCTCCTCCAGACTTAGATCTACACACTAATAAAGGGAAGTTATGCTGACGTATTTTTTTGATTAATTCTTTGTGATCGAAGCCATTATACAGGTCAATATCTATACAAGCCCATTTACATTTGTTTGCTTCGTTTATTGGTATGATTCCTAGTGCGGGGTCTTTACCCATCAAATGATCCATAAACATTTGTTTGGTGGGTGTCTTTTTTATTATAAAGGATCTTGTTTTGTGTTTGCCTCTCTCGTCAAACTCTTCTGTTTTTCTAGTTTGACCGTAGGCACTATACGAACCTTCAAATATATTTATAAATTTATCTACGTCTGTCATCACCACTATGCTTTTGGGGAGGAAAGTTCTTTCCGGCTTGGAGCGACCCGCCTCCCCAAAACTTTATTAGCTTTTGTTAGCCATACCAGTGTAGAACTTTTTTGCTCGTTCATACATATTGGCATCCTCTAACATTCCAACTTTTTCTACGTTGTAGCCATACCATTGATTACCTTTACCTGTATTTAATACAGAAGATAATCTATAAACGTGGCTAAACGATGGTGGTGTATATGGACCATTCTTACCATCTAAACTAATAGACTTCATCATTGAGTTCCATTTTCTGCTAATCTTTCCCTGTGATGAACTCATAGATATCATCGCAGTTTCAGAACCTTTATCACCTTTGATAATTACAAAGTGTTGACCGACAGTTAAAATGTAATTACCATTTTGTAATCTGTCTTTGCCATCCGGTCCTTTTGTAGTTTTATCCAGAATATCCGAAGTATCAGGATAGATCATTTCAGGTCTTCCCGATCCTGTACCATAATCTGCCCATTCTTGGAATTCTAATCTGTAGTAACAAGGAATTACGTGTATTCCTTTGTCACCATCATATAACTGTTTCGTAACAGTGTTTAAGAACATACCAGGTTCTGCACCTTCTACATAATTTTGATTACGTTTCTGTGCTTCTGCTGATCCGTTCTGTAAAAGTTTTAAGATAGGTGGAGCCAGACTCTCTGTCTTCACATTCTCAAAACCAGCTTGCGCATCTGCCTCAAATAATGAAGCTGAAGGCAAGTTTTCTTTTTTAGTTGCTACTTGTTTCTCGCTACTCATTTCTAGTTTCTCCTTGTTATTTTAGTTTGGTTACCTTCAAACGGTTTAAATAGGTCGGCAGGAACGTCTTGTCCAGATTCAAGTCGTTCCCTGACCAGTGCCTTGAGTGTCATTGGGTTCACTCCAATCTTCTGGACAGGTTCGAACCCATTGCCTCGTGCAAGGTTAGCATATTCTGCTGCCTTGTTATCTTCGCCACGACCAAAGGTAACGGTAATGTCATTTTTAATAACATCACCTAGACCGTTGTTACGAAGCCATTGAAAAGCTGCTTCCTGTTGATCTTTAGGAATAGAGGCGCCGTAGACTTTTTTGATTTCTACTGCTTCACCATCTTTCAGCTTTAATTTTGTAATCTGCATATCATCCATCATTGCAGGTATTTCTACAGATGAAACTACTCTTGCTTTCTCTTTTAATTTTTTAAGAGACTCTTCTGCATTTGCAATCTCATCCTCTAAACCTTTTAATTCTAAAACTTTATCTGACAATCGTTTAGCGGAATCTATTTGCTCCACTGATTGCATTCTATCATTTTCAAAATCTATTTTTGTCATAACTTTCTCGCTTTCCTGTATATAGGTTTATAATATATTTGTCAAGTCCCGTGTAAATTTATTTTTACAGGGTAGTATTTTCTTTCTTGTTTATCCCATTTTAGTAGGTTGTATTTACCATTTGTTATTTCTGATACTATAGAACAAGCCACACCAATTATAGCAGGATCGCCTGTAAGTAGTAAATAATCAGATTCTGTATAATCTTTTAATTTTTGTTTTAATGTTTGCACTACATACGCAGGACTTAATATAATCTGTGAGTTTTCTGGTAATAAGACTTTTAATTGTCCAAATTGTGTCGCCCCTATGATATTAATTTTAGGTGCTCCTACTTTAGTTCCTGGGATGTCTTGTATAACAAAGACTGTTGCCATTAGTAATATATCCTTCTTGACATTTAATAACACATAATATATATGCTTCCAATAGAAAGTTAAAATATATTATGCATTACAAATATAAAAGCAAGCCTTTTGCACATCAAAAAAAGGCCCTTGAAATGTCTTGGGACAAAGAAGTTTTTGCGTACTTTATGGAAATGGGTACAGGTAAATCAAAGGTGCTTATTGATAATATTGCTATGCTTTATAATACTGGCAGAATTAATGGAGCTTTAATTATCGCACCCAAAGGTGTTTACAAAAACTGGTATGATCAAGAAATACCAAATCATATGCCAGACTACATACCAAGAAAGATTGGTCTATGGAGAACAAATCCAAACGCAGTAGATCTAAAACCTATCTTTTCTACAGGTGCCGAACTACACATATTGTTGATGAATGTAGAGGCGTTTTCTACAAAAAAAGGCTTACAATTTGCACATAAATTTTTATCTTCACACGAATGTTTAATAGGTGTGGATGAATCAACTACAATAAAAAATCCTGCTGCAAAGAGAACAAAAAATATTTTATCATTACGCACACTTGCTAAATATAGAAGAATACTTACAGGTTCTCCTGTTACTAAATCACCACTAGATTTATTTTCTCAATGTAATTTTTTAGACCCTTGGTTATTAGATCAATCATCTTATTATTCTTTTAGAACTAGATATGCTGTGTGTAGAAAGATACAAGTTAATGGTAGACAAGTAGAAATAGTTGTTGGTTATAGAAATTTAGGTGAGCTATCGGATAAAATAAAACCTTTTTCTGATCGTGTATTAAAAGATGATTGTTTAGATTTACCAAAGAAAACATATTTGAAAAGAAATATAGAACTTACAGACGAACAAGATAAAGTATACAAACAAATGAAAAAAGAAGCTATTGCTGTCTTGAATGGTAAAGTGGTGTCTACAGCAACTGTAATTACACAGCTTATGAGATTACATCAAATAACTTGTGGTCATTTCACATCTGACGATGGCACAGTGCAAGAAATAAAAAACAATCGTATATCACAGCTTATGGACATATTAGAAGAAGTAGAAGGTAAAGCTGTAATATGGGCTCACTACAGGTATGATATACAAAAAATAGTAGAAGCCATATCAAAAAAATATGGGAATAATTCTGTGGTCACATATTACGGAGATACAACTACAGATGAAAGAGCAGCTGCAATTAAAAAAATACAAGACCCAGAATCACCGGTTAGATTTATAGTTGGTACACCACAAACAGGTGGGTATGGTATTACACTTACAGGTGCATCTACGATGATTTATTATTCTAATGGTTATGATCTTGAGAAGAGACAACAATCAGAGGCTAGGATAGACAGAATAGGACAAGAGAAACCTATGACGTATATTGATATTATGGCTGAAGATACAGTTGATACGAAGATTGTAAAATCTTTACGACAAAAAGTAAACATAGCCACAGAAATTATGGGTGAAGAACTAAAGCAGTGGATATGATAAAATTTAATAAAGACGACAGACCAGATATAAAACAACAAATAGAATATTTAAACAATAAGGGCAGAAACCTACAAGTATCTGAAGACTACACAAAGACGTTTGATTTTTTTAATGATGATTGCATTGTAGAATATAAACGAAGAAATTGTAATCACGATACTTGGCCAGACTTTATCTTAGAAAAATTTAAATTTGATGCGAATATGGAGATAGCTAACAATAAGAACATAAAATTTTATTATCAAAATAGATTTAATGATGGCAAAGTTTGGGAGTGGGATATTACTGATATGGTTAAAAATAATACTATGCCTGAAATAATAGAGGAAGAAATGAATCAGTATACTTATGTAGATAATCCACAAAAAATTATAAAAAAGATTTATATGTTAAAGCTCGATATGGGCTATGAAATTTAATTAATAAATAAATTAAAAAGACCAACAAGCGTAAGTATTGTAGTAAACGCGCCACCAATGATCCAATAGATTACAGTATCTGTTTTTCTTTCTAGTTTTCCTACATCTTGATGTAGATGATCTATCTGTCTTTTAAAACCTTGTACGTATCCGTAAAGAGATACTAGATGCTCGCCAGTTGTTTTTGGTGGTTTACCGTTAGGCATTATGAATAATCCGAGAAACCTGTTCCCGATCCTCTTGCACCAGTGGCTTCATCTCTTGATGTACCAAACGTTCCTCCTGTTGCTGTGTCAAAACTACTGCCACCAACTGTGTTAGGATCATTTGGAGTATTAAACTCATCAACAAACTCTGAGCCTGTTTGTATAACTTGTGGTAAACCTATTTCTACATCTTTACCTCTATTTCTAAAAC